ATTTGTATAAAATGCTAATTCTGTAGGCATACTATCTGTACCAGGAGTTCCATCTATTCGTGCCCTAATTGTCGCACCAGTTATATAAGCATTGTCAGAATTATCTTGTCCTTGAAACGATATATCACCCAATACATCATTTGTAGTAAGATTGGCATCTGGGTCACCAGTTCTAAATATTATATTTCCACCTTCATCGTTTGGAGAAGTAGAAGTATTGGTTATATAAACAATTGGTCTATTAGCAGTTGAAGAAGCTATTTCAAGCAATGCAGATGGCGAAGTAGTCCCGATACCGACATAGCCATCTTCGTCAATAACCATTCTAGTAGTTTTTGTAGAACTTGTATTATCAGAAGTAGAAAAACGAAGTTCTCCCCCAAAATTAGCCCCATCGTGGGTCTCCGTTGCATAAGCACCAATACCACAAGAAATATCTCTATCAGTTGTCCCATCTGCATCCACCATAGTAAAGAATAAATGACCTATCTCATTTCCTGAAGATATACTATTATCCATTCGTGTAAGAGACATTTGAGCACCACCACCTAAATTAGCAACGTCAAGAGGTTCTCCTGGTGAAGTAGTCCCTATACCGACATTGCCACCTGTAAATACATGGTATGGCGCGGGTGAGGAAGCTTCAATTACATACTCCATATGTCCAGTATTACTCTGACCTACTCTCCCATAGTCGCTACCAGAAAAGTCCCCATCTATAGCATCATAGTATGTTGAAGCATTACCGCTACCAGTATTAGCTATCATGTGAGCAGTATAATTTGTATCTGCACTTGTAGTTAATGTACGCTTACCACTAATCTTCAATATATCTGCTGCTGTTGCTGGCGTCCCTATACCAACATGACCATCAGATGCAATAACAATCCTATCATTCTGACCACCAGAACCAAGTCTCAACAAGCCACTTGGGAGTATATATATATCTTGACTTGAGCCAGAGTGGCGTATATTAGCAGCATTGGTACCAGAAAAGGTAAGTTCAAAACTATTACCCGTATCTATTGTCACCCCACTTACACTTTGGACATTTAATGAACCAGCAATAACAGTATCACCTGTACCATCTGCTACTGTAAACTTATCAGAATCAACTACAATACCACCATCTAAAGTAGCTAAGCCAGTTACACCTAATGTTCCTCCAATGGTAGTGGCACCTGTTATATTTGTAGTTCCAGTAACAGTTAATGTGTCAGTACTATCAGCTCCCCCTATTCCAACTGTATTGTTTGTAGTATCTACTTGTAGAGCTATGCTATTAGACCCATCTTCTACCTTTAGCGCACTAGTGGTAGTTTTAGTAATAGTAACTGTTCCAGTGGCAGTTGTATCAACAGAGATGGAGGCAGAACCACCAACTGTAAGATCATCACAACTAATATCTCCTGTAACATCAAGATCGCCTGAGGCTGTAATATCAGCAAAAGCAGCAGTTCCAGTTAATGTTGGCCCTGCAGATAGAACTACATTATTTCCTGTACCAGTTGATGCCCAATCTGAGTGGGAGGCTAAAGTATGTAGTTCTGGATGATGGTCATCTCTACCAACATCTTCAAGGCTTAAGTGTGAAGAGGCTGCACCTACTCTTCCACCCCCTCCAGATATATTGAGAGTTGTATCACCACCACTGCCAGTCGACTGTCCAGCAGCAGCTCTAGATGAGGTCTTTACTTCATTGTATAACTCTTCCCCATCTATAGTAGTTACCTGGAAAAGTTTCTTCCCATCCCTGACTATACGTGAGGAATTATCAGCCTTAGAAATGGTATCCTTTCTAGACCGTCTTTCTGCAAGTCTGTGTAAAGCCTTTCTTTCCTCTTTACTTCTCATTATTTAACTGTTTTATCTCTATATATTAAGGATATCTCACCTATGCTATAATCGTCTGACAGGCCACTACCTACTAGTTTAAACCGTATATTCTTACCATTAGCATTTATAGTCACTGCAAAATTATCTCCAGTTGTTATAGCTTGGCTATCATTATATCCAGCTCCATCTATACTCCAATGTAGAGTTAATGTCCCGGCACCAAAAGCTGAACTTATATACACCTTTTTAAACTTCTTTCTCCTGCTTGGATCACCACATATTATCTTGCCAGTTTCTATGCTAGGGTCAAGTGTACTACTACTTAAAGCAAGTTTATTCATTGCTGAAGCGGTGAGAAAATGTGCTTCATTACCATAATAGGCTATAGCCGTACTTGGTATAGCATTTGCTGCTATACTCTTTGTTACCCAAGCCTTAGTAACAAGACTATATCCCCATAATTTTGCTGAATCCCAAACAACCACTATCTTTTCAGAAGGTAAATAGCCTATAGAACTACCATTAGTCCATGCCCTACTCATCATCAGATCGTCAGATAAAGAGTTCATTTCCGCACCATCAAAATAGTACACACCAGTATTATTTACAAATGCCAAACCCTCTAACACTTTACATACACTTTTCTTATTGGTAACACCATAACCCTGGAATGAACCTTCTAGAAACTCAAAGTCTTGAGCTACATTGACTATATTAAGCATATCATCAGAGAAGACAAACAATCTATCTCCAGAAGCCATCATAGCTGTAATACCAGATCCTGGTAACTCAAGGTCTATATAGTTAAGATCTGGGAAGCCATACTTTTTACCTATGGTCCCTTTTAAGATAAGGTCAGTTTCCTTCTCTATAACTATTTTCCATTCATCGCCCACAGTATAGCCAGTATCAACTGGAAACTTCACATATATTTCTGAACTGCCAAGTTCTTGTAATGATTCATTCATTGTTATAGTAGCAACATCCCAACTTGTACCACCATCAAAACTATACTGAAATATAGAAGGATCAGCTGCAGATGTCACATCTACATGTATTGATTGAGGATATGGATAAGTAGCTGTATCCAGTGAATAGCCTACAGTACTAAAAGTGGGATATAAATCTGGTGTTGTTCCTGCATTAACTGATACGGCTGTAGATGCTAAGTCTTCACCCTCTTTAACAACACTACCTATATATACCTGTCTGCCAATAGCAACAGCATGGTCCCATTGTGCGTTAATAGACTCTGTATCTGTTGGATATCCAGCCTCAAGCTTATATGTTGAAGATATAGGAGGGTCTGACATAACAAGTTTCACACTGTCGGGATCAGTACCATTATCATCCCAATCCCTATAATAAGTAGATAATATACTCTTTACTCCTTTTGACGTATCTACCTCTGCTAGTAAAAATAGAGATCCACTGGCAACCCCATTATCGTCTGCTTCCTGGTAATATAACTTCCCTATATGAGCATCACTGGGTTTCGCTATTTCCAGGTTCATTGTATTGTCTGAAACTAATGATAGATACCCATCATATGGCCGTAGTAAAGACTCTATACCATTAGTTACCTTAGTCTGTATAAATTTGGTATTTGTGTTGGCCCATCCTGGCTGCGTACTTCCCATAAATGAAAGCTCATAGAGATTCAATAACCATCTAGTAGTTCCACCAGTTATAGTGTTATCTGTTATGCTCATGTCTGCACCCTCAGCAATTATCCAAATATTTGCAATGTTAGCACCGTTAAAATTGTCCCCAGTAAATATAGCACTATCATAAGGTATTTTAATCCTTGCTTTAGCAATATTTGCATGACCGATTCCATTGCTTCTATCTATTGCCTGTAATGAATCGAGTTCAGCTCTAGTTTTCCTATATATCTTACAATAACTGTCTCCAACCAAATCAGGATTGTAATTTACAATACTATCTGCAAAATGCGAGTCAAGAACAATGGTCAGCCTCGTAAATCCACTAGTGCCCTGCTCGGCCCATTCATGTGCATCATTATTTCCAGAATTGTTGCCATTGATGGATATCTCTATATATATATCCTTATCTGCAACATTAATGCCTGTATCATATAGTCCAGGTATATTATCTGTTGGGTTATTTGTGGGCCCATTTCCAGTTCTTATTACTATTGCAGGATCATAATTACTCCAACTTGAATCATTTATATATCGCCTGCCAAGTCTAATATAGTCACATTCTGCATAGGATTGAGATCCGGTGTCTGGGTAGGCCCCTATAAAACTACCATTTGCAGGGGATGCTGTATGACCACCCCAGGAATTGGCGCTAGCGCTCTCATCCCAAAAACTCACGGTCCAACCAGTATCACTTATAAACCCAAAATGTTTATGAGATGTAAACTCAGTACCAAACGGTGGATTAGGGATTTTTCCATCATTATACTCGTCATAGTTCCATGCAATAAGACGGTCGGTCTTTTGAGTAAGAGCAGCAGTGCTGTTAGCAATAAGACAGTCTCCATTACTCTGGGTAGCGGCCTTGCCCAAAAATACATAGTCTAAGTCCTCCCCTGTTGATGTGCCAGAAGCCTTTAGTCCCAGTGAGCTGGTCTGCTGTGATACATTACTACTTCCAGTTGCAAGCGCAGTACTATTAGGTCTTTTAACGGTATTCTTTCCAGACCATTCAACATTACTACCAACTTTATATACTCCTTGATTTCTATAATAGTCGGTACCATATATTAACAGATCTTCGCTAGCATCAGCAGTACCACTTAATCCAAGGGCGCCTTCTCCAGCTGCAGAAACTACAGTCTTCCCACGAATCTTGCCAGGCATATTGCATATACCATCATCACAGGCTGTAAGTTCATTTTTACCACCTTGATCCTCAGATTGTATATCTGTTAAGTCTGCATCCTCATTGATACCTCCAAGGAACCCATTTATAACTAATGACTTCTTAGGCATTACTTAACCAGTGTTTTCTTTACTTTAGCCCATAGTTTGTCATCAAGCTTATTAGCTGAACTCTCTACAAGATAATCTCCTAGTATCATAACTATCTGCTTAAGAACAGCTTCAGTTAGGATTGTTTTTGTTACCCATGCGATTAGTGCACTCATGTTATTCTCCTTTATTCGTTACCATTTATCATATTGCCCCATATAGAGCACTTGCCATCTATTATCTGTACTACATCCACTGTAAAGTCATCTCCAAAGAAGTCTATTATAGCAAATGCATGTGCCCAGTTATGGTTCCTATTATCAAGCCAGGCATTAGATTCTGTACTCATATCCTTTAAACATCCTATACTCCAGGCTCCTTTAGGTCCATCCATATGGGTGGCTGTCATATGTTGCAGATCGTGCCAATGCCCATACATAACATTGCATCCAAGCTTTCTTAAGTGGTTTGCAGTATGATACATACCTCCATACTGATGTCCATGATAGAAGTGTAGCTTGCCTATTTTAAGGTACTTTCCGAATGGATGGTAGGTATAACCTCGCTCTTCCAGTTTTATCGCGTTTTTGAGCCTATATTGGGGCAAATAGGGGTATCTCTCTACAAACCTATTTAGCCAGTTGTCATGGTTACCTTCTGTAAAGTGACGCTCATCACATCCTACACTATCTAGAGCCTCATCTATTACATCCATTCCACGGTTGACAGCCTTAATCTCTTTCTCTATATCTGGTATAATGTGTTCTAGCGGTGGCTGTTTCTTTCTCTTCCACTTCCACATTGATACAGATTCCCATTCCCCAGTATCCCCTAAATCCACGTAAATGCTTGGTTTTACTAGACTTATAGCCTTTACCAGAGCATTAATAGCTGGTTTATCCTCATATGGAAAATGCTTATCAGGTGTTATTATAGCCCTTCTTACCTGTGATGCACTCTTAGAAGCTTCTAGACTGGTAGAAAATTCCCTTCTACAACTGTTGCAAAAGTGCCTCTGTATATCCTTACCATCTTTATTAGTGCGTATACCATACTTGATGGTCTGATTTGATCCACATTTGATACATAACATAGTTCTCTCCTATTTAGTTCTAAGTTCTTTGCCTATCTTTATAACTAGGTAGATAAGCGTGGCGAGTCCAACAAACAGACTAACCATATCAGGTAGCCAGGAACTCATAGAGAGCCACCAACCACCAAGACCTATTGATTCTACTTTAAGTGTGTCTATAATATCCATTATCTTGCCGTAATAATTCCATCAGTTATCCTGTGAGTGATTACATTGAGAGCGATAACAAGTGGCCTTCCTGAGCCACCAAGATAATCATCTGCTGAAGAGGCATTACACATTGTGATATAGCTAGATTCGGCAGAGGACCATGTAGACCACTCTCCTTCTACTTCTATCCCACTACCAGTGTCTTTAGTCGTAAAGTAAGGTTTCGACGGTTCCGTAAGATCTGCAACTAAAGAGGTTGGTATTAAACCTTTGCTCCATATAGCCCAATTGGTTGAGTAAGATGTTGCTGCTGGATGTCTATATATCTTCATATTAACTCGTTACATCCCACTTAAAAGTTAATGTTACATTTGTATCATATGGTGCATTGGGATGCCTTAGATAGACTACATATAATTTCCCTTTTGTAAATGTAGGAGGGTCAGTTCCAACACTGGGAGACGACATATCAACAGTTACTACTGTATTAGCTTGTGTAAGTCCCAAAGTATAATCTTTTCTATATATGGTTGTGCCTGGAATTTCTGTTTCATCGGAAGCCTCGAGTATCCGCAGGCTTGTTGCACCATTTTGAGACATTTCACTTCTCCACACAACTTCTTCCAACGTTCCATCAAAGGGTGCAATCATAGCAAGATATTCATTATTGCTCGTAGTAGAAGTCTTTTCGGTAACATACCCTGCAAGAGGCAAGTAGTTTGCTGTTGCTGTTGCATAATAATTAGCTATCCTGATATCATAATAAAACTTACTTGTATCAGGAACTTTATCATCTACATACTTTTTGGTTGCAGCATCGCTATCTGCCGTTGGAGTATAAGTACCACCACCAGACTTAAGTGCTATATTACCACCAGCTGTATCAATAGTAATATTACCACTTTCTGCTGTTGCAATAGATAGTCTACTACCAGAAATAACACCTATTGTTGCATAACTTGTATCGCTGTTAGATAGCTTGAGCTGTGTGGATGCACTCCATACCTCTAATGTAGTATCAGGGTCTGCAACACCAATACCTACATTGCCACCTTTCTCTATAGTAAGCCTATCTGTATCACTTGTTCTAAATATTAGTGGTGAAGACTCTCTTAATGTGATGTATGCAGCAGCATTTTTTTGCATACCTATAACAAGTCCATCATTCTGCCCTGAACCAGTATGAGAGTTTATAAACTGTATATAAGGATAGTCCGCATCATATACAGTTAGTGTATGAGCAGGATTTGAGATATTTAAACCTGCTCGCATTTGAGGATTGCCATCCCAATCCTTAAGATATAAGCCTTCACCAGCAAGCCCATCATTTATAACAAACCCATTGACATCAAGGTTCTTCTGAAGCTTATGGTTAGGTATACCAGCTTGTTTAAGTGCTATTCTTCCCATTAGCTTAATGCCGTAATTAAGAGTTTTTGACTAGTACCATCATTAGTTAACTTCTTATATTTCAGTAAGTTAAGGTTACTTATAGGTAGGGATAATGTTCCTGCTGGGGTTAGTTCTGCACAAGGGTTATCACTTGTATCAGTTATATAGAAACTATCTACGTTAGTAGATAAAGATTGTATTTGCACCTCTTTCACATTAGTGCCAACACTAGCAAAAGCAGCTGCATTAGTATTATCTGCTGTGGTAATTTCACTGCCGTCTACAGTATTAAAGGTTGCAGGTTGGGTATCAAGGGAGTCTACAGTTACTGTGCCTGTCACAGCTACACTGTCTGTTGCCGAATCTAAATTTACATCAATATCGCCTGTCGTTATAGTAGCCCCAGCCACGTTAACATCTAGACGGTTGTCAGTAATGCCTACTGTTTCCCCAGAGTCATCCGATATTTTGATCTTTGGGTATGACATTACGCGCTCTCTGTTACACTGCTATGCCCAGGATTATAGTATGAGTTCTTACGAACTAATGGTATGCCGTTTATATCTCCTACAATATCTGCTTGATTGACTACTTCTGAGAGCTCATCTCCCAAAATACGTCCGTAAAGCTTGTCTAAATGCTTTATTAGTGCGTGAGTGAACTTCATATCGGAAAATCCACTTGACGAGCTTCTAGGGGGTGTTTTGGGCCTCTGTGAAGGTCCTAGCCTATTTGTATCTATACTACCATTGAATGCTTCCAGTAATGATATCATGTTAACTCTCCAATGTTTTATTCTGTCTAAATATACACATTATGCTAATGTAATAGTACCAGTCCTTACAGTACCATCAGATCCCTTCAGTTTAAATGTTAAAGTTGTATTATCTGTAGCTTCAATAACGATATCCCCATTGTCTACAGGAGTAACAGATGCACCAGGGTTAAAGCCAAACGATCCATTAACATCAAGTTTATAATCTGGGGCAACCTCATTTATACCGACAGAGCCTGCTACTGTCAAGTCTCCACTCTCTCCATTTCCAGCTACAATTGCTACATCTCCAGTAATAGTTCCACCTTGCAAGTCTATATTAAGCCTGTTATTAGTATCATCTAATGCAGCACTAAGCATCTCTCCAGTAGTCTTCCCACGTATATTAGTGGTACCACTACCATCGTTGAATATCTTGCCCAATACCTCATCTACGGTATACTTCTTTAAATCTGCCATTATCTAAGCTCCTTTAATCCTTGTACTATGTGGATTCCACCTTTTAAAGCAGAACTCCCCTTTTCTAGTTGTCGTTTAAACTCTCTTAAAAAATACTCCCTCTGTTCCATATCACCTGAATCCTCTGCAAGCTTTGCCTTCACATAGTAAACTATAGCATTTGCCTGATACCTTGTAATATCTAAAGATGAGCCTTCATCTGTAGGGGCTGTAGGAGTATATGAATACTGAACTTCTATACCATCTGTAACAGACTCTGTAGGACTCTTGTACATATTGTACTCATTATCTACTGTAGATGATGTAGAATCCTTCTGTATTATAGCAAGTTTGTTACCTTCTATATAATATGCATATGTTTTAGCTGCCATCTTCGTCTACCAATACAGGCTTATAAATAGACCTAGGTACAGATCTATACTTGCCATCTTCATTGTTATGATCTTTGACTCTTATATCCATAAGCTTAGTGAGATCACTAGGTAGGGTATAGAATCTTTGATCTTTAGTGATATTGATCTTATCAGTTTTGACATGTGTCTCTGAAGATATAGCCATCTCATCTAGAGCGTCATTAATATAGGCTAAGGCACGACCCGTTTGAGTCGTACCTGCCCTTTCCATAATCTCCTTAACTGTCATCTTCTTCCCGTTCTACTACTAATTGGCCTAACACTTCTAGAGCGCCAGAAGCTTTTATAGCCATAGTTTGATACTGTTGAAGTTGCTGTGCTAAGGTATCTCTTATCTCTAAGAGCTCTTCATTTGTCTTGCCTTGAAAGTCTGTTGCAGGTTCTGCAACATCTTCCAGTTTTACTTCATCGTTACTCATCGGTCTCTCCTGTTTATTATGTTATAGTTACTAATTGTGAGTGAATCGTGGCTGCTGATGCCGTTCCTACTTTATCGCTTGATGCTGATACATGGAATGAACAGCCAGCCCCAATAGCAGGGGTATTTGGTAAAAATATACATCCACCTGATGGTATAGAGCAAAACAATGCATAATTACCAGAGGTATATTCTATCCATACTGACACCCATTCATATGAGCGTGTATCAAAGTTCCCATCAGTAAACCCTGAATGTTTTATAAATATGCCAGCATATGGGGTGTCATCAGCCCCTATAGATACTTTAGTAGCTGATGTATCCAATGCTGTATAAGTTGGTGCTCCTGCACTATATCCATTTACGGTCCCAGATATTTCAATCCCTCCAGTAGCATTACTAATTGCTGTAACAGATGCCCCAATAGTACCACCTACCGCGCTATAATGTCTAAATAACTCTGTATTTGCCGATACAGTGCCTGCATTATTATTCTCATCAGATGTGTAATCTATGCTAGGTTGGGTATATTGATCGACTACATCCACTGATACTGCATACTTTATATGATCGGCCATTATTTATCTCCTTTTTGCTTAGGCGGAGCTAATAGTCCGAAAGCATCATTATATTGTTGTCTTAAAGCTACATATCTCCCATGGGCCCATTGATATTTTGTACCTTCTTTTTGTACTGCAGAATTAAACTCTGCTACAACCGCCTGTACATTGGCTGAATAATCCTGTACCTCTCCACCATATTTCTGTATCTTTTGAGCATCATCAGCGGAGATAAGTTGAGCTTCTTGTATAGCTTTCTGTAGCTCACCTTGGTACTCTACCTGTGTCTTATTAAACTCATTCACACTATTGGTTAGTTCAGCTCCATATTTCTGAACTATTACACTTGACTCTGTTTGCCATTCTGCTACCTTGCTTTGGTTTTCTTGTACTAATTTTGTTATACTAGCTGTATATTCTTGTAACTCTGCCCCATATTTCTGTATCTTCTGGTCATCATCTTTAGATAGTAGTTGAGCCTCTTGTGTCTTAACTTGCATATCTGCTTGATATTCTGTATTAAGCTCGTTAAAATCGTTAAGAGCACTCTGTATATCTGCTTGATACTTATTTATCTCCAAGGTTACCTTTCCTTGTGCAGATTGTGCTAACTCTGGATCATCATCATCTATCCATGTTTGTATCTCTGCAAAATCAGGAGAAATTACAGGAGCTGTATATATAGGTGCTGTTCCTAAAGCATCAATACTGGCATCGGCAAGTGCTGGTGTCACAGGCGCAGTAGGCATGTTCCATGTTAAAGATGGAAATGTTGGCAATGAAATGACTGGAGCGGTATATGTAGTAGTTTCTGTAAAGCTAATAGAAGAATCACTTAATACAGGGGATATCGGCGTTGCTGGGAGCGCAAGAGCTGCAGGCAATGAGTCCTCTAAGTCTCCTAAGTATTCTAATAGTGCTTGTGAGCCTGCATAAAGGACCATAAGATGTTCAAAGCTATCAGGAAAGCCAACTATCTCACCTGTATCTTCACTTCCAGCTACAGTTGAATATTTAATATGATGTATAGAAGCTCTATCACCACTAGAGCCAGGTGTTGGATGTATATATGTCTTACCATCTAGTTCCCAAAAGGCTGGATGATACTTGGATCTATAGTATAAACTGGTAGAGTCATTAGATAAGAACCTCTCTTCTGGGGAAATTCTTTGGGCTGTTACCCAATTGTCAACAGAGAGTCTTTCCACAATTCCATCTGTACCATCAACATCAACTACAACATTTGCCACCTCAAAGGTATCATTAGTTTTATTTTCTACCTTACCTGTAATACCATTCACCCCAGTTGACCCTGTAAAGCCACTCAACCTTACTGTATCTCCATCACTTAAGCCATGTGCTGTATAGGTAAAGTTATCGTTAGTATTAGAACTTGTTACTTCTGTAAGCTTTAAATAGTCTGTACCAGCAGTACCATTCTCCCTAACCACATTAAGAACTGAGCCACCTCCTAGATCGGCTCCATTCCCATCCTCTAATGTTGTACTAACTGCAAAAAGCCCAGCCTTTTCAGGTCTAAGCTGTATAACTCTGTTGACTACATCTTTTAATCCATCCGTTAAGTATGTACCAAAGTTTGTAGCATCAGTTAGTGAAGTGATTGCTTTTACTTGATCTGTAAAGGTTGCCATATCTTCCTATCTAAGGTGGCCTACCCCCCCTGGGGAGAGAAATCTTCCCAGGGGAGGAGCAGGCCCATTCTAGTTTAACAGATTAATCATTGTCTGGATACAATGCTAAAAAGTATTCCACACCAGCTATAGTGATTGGAATTACTTTAGTAGCCACACCAGCAGCATTACCTGCAGCAGTACCACCTGTACCAGCAGCTGCGACTTTATCATCAGCATCTGCTAAAGTATCAAGAAAGCCATCTGCCTTATTTTGTCCATATAATGGATTTGCCATAATATACCTCCTTATGACCAGATAGAATGAGTTTCAGGACAACTCCATTCCATTCCAGCTTCGGTTAAGATTTGATCCACTCTACGGTCGACACCTGAGTTCTGTAAAGTCTGAACTCCTACGTAGATTCCAGTATCACGATTTAAACCATTACCTACAAGAGGGCGATAAGAACAATATTTCATGTTGATACCAATGATTTTCACTTTGGTACCATCAAGATGCACATTTCGTGCAATGTTCATATCTCCATATACTGTAGATATAGTCGTAATGTCAACACCAAACACTTTCTTCTTACCTGATGTGCTAAAGTCAGCACGCCCTAAAGAGGTTGTAGTTGGCCCATCTCCTGGGTAGACATTAGCAATATTGTTAGAAAAGTATCCAGATAACTTATGTAGCCAGTTATAAACTTCTGTAGAGCAGAAGAAGATAGTTGACTTAGCATTATTATATCGTGGATCTAACAAGGCTGACATGTCATCAAGAAAGCTATCTTGAGTTTTGGTTGTCAGATTAGAAAGATCAAAGACATTACCATACTGTGTAATGAAGTCTACAGCACCTTGAGTAGTACCATAGGTAGCATTCTGGGTTCCGAATAACAAACTATTTTCGATATCCCATTTATGCTCGATAAGTTTCTGCTTCCAGATACGAGCCCATTCATTACCTTCATACTTTAGTACAGTAGCACGATCAGTATTATTCATTACGCATGAGGTTTTCCAGATTTGAGTCTGGCCTGATGCGACTGAGAATGGCTGATCTTGCCAGGTCTCTGGATACCCAGTACCAGCAGCAAATGCGGTACCAGATACATAGCATCTATACGGTTCAAGAGCTTCAGCAGATCCTTTAAGAAGGGCAGCATCTGGCATACCCATAAAGAATGAGCCAGCAGTAACACCCTTAACTACACTACACTGTAGCTTTTGGTAGTTAGTTGCAGCTCCTTTCATCAATTCATCAATCTTGACAATCATATAGTCATTTGTCGATTGATCATTAGATGCATTTTCTGCACTGCAGACAGGTACTTTAAGTAGCTGTCCAGGAAATAAGAACTTAGGTGCAGTTCCACTAGCGCCAATAGCGGTAGCAGTTTGCCCGTAAGCCTTTCTCTTATTACCTTCGTATAGCCAATCTGTACCGACTTCGATATAAATATTATCGCCATCAGCATCATCATCTGTAGCAATTGCTATACCAGTATTGCTATTACCACCAGCCTCGCTATCTGTTGTGGAGTCTCCATCACCATGTAAATTAACATATACATAGCGTCTTAAATATGATTCACGTCTTTCAGTAAACTTGAAAGTCGGATCATCTGTTGGTTTTTTGGCCACCATAGAAACAAAGCGGAAGAACGGATCTTGTGATAGCGAGAGTTCAGAGACTTTACTACCGAAGTTGTATTGTCTCCGAAGCGCGCCAGTGGCCGTATCCGGACCGTATGCTTCTGTTGGCTCATTAATGTAACTGTCTCCAGTTACATTTAGAATATCAGACATTTGTCTATCTCCTATTTAATGCTTAGATAGAGCAAATAAACCTATATAAGTCTATCCAAACAGGTTATCAACACTTTCATCAAAGCCGCTTATCGCATCAAATATTTCATCTGACTGTGATCTCTGTGCGCCTTGACTGTTTGCTCCTGATGCGGATGTAGGCATATTCCTGACATTTTTCATTTGGTTTAACATATCCTTCTTTGTAGAGTTCGCAACATTTTCGTTGTTTCTGTCTCGGTTCAACAGGAAGTTCACGTCATTAAGCGACATGGTATGCTGTTGAGCTCGAGCCTTGAAATCTTCAAAGTCTGCATCTGACAAGTTATGCTCTTTCTTAAATGCTTGCTCTTCAATAGCACGGTTTCTAGTAGCTTGGATCTGTTGCGCTCTTTGCTTTTCAGCTTGGAGTACTTGACCCACTCTACCTTGGACCACTTTATCGATGTGTGCATTATAAAGTTTTGCACTATCAGATTGAGGATCTGTTATAGCCTCTTGTTGATCAAAGATAAAGTCTTCATCAAGATTTAACTGTTCTTGAATAGTCTTATCTGGCTTACCGCCATTGACCAAATAGTCTTTAACATGTTCTACTAATCCACTATCATTTTTCATCGCTTGCAAAACAGGTACGAAAGGTTCAACCTCTCGATACTGATCTGATAAGCGGACAGCTTCTCTGCTACTATCTTCGTAGCGTTTTTTCCAGTCTGTGCTGTCGGCTGACTGGTTCACGTTATTGGAGCCATCGTCCTGTGTTGTGTGGGTTACCTGTTCGGAGCCACTTGATTGACTTTGGGTTGCCTCAGTGTGTTCGATTATTCCACCATTTACCTCGTGTTCGAGTTGGTCGAAGAATGCTGAGGAGTCCGTATTGGATGCACCTTCTGCTGACTCAAAAGAGTCTTCTTGCATCCCTATTTCGGAGTTACCTTTATTATCTTCTGCCATTATTTCTCCTTTATGGTTAATAAAATTCTGTGTAAGTTACTACTCTTTATTATTAGCTTGCAAGTTATTTTTTACACTTTCTAACATATTTGCTGCTTTTTGTTGCTGAGCATCAACATTGTTAGACATAACATTACGTAGTAACTTCTGTTTTCCCTCTGTTTCTACATACTCTTTATCTATCTGAGATTTCACTGCTTCCTTTTCTTTGTTTATCTCAACACTTGCCTGCATGACTTTGTTTTTAATACCCGCTTGGACCAATTGACGTTCAAGTGTCTCAATAGTGCCTTCTTTATCTTCAAGATTTTCGGATAGTTGTTGTATTTGTCCTTGCAGTTGTGAGTACAGAGATTTTCTTTTCGCAATGTTCTCCTTGTTCTTTATATCGGTTTCTGCTAACACAGCTATATCATCTACTACGCCCATTTGCAGTAATGATTTAAGCTCTTCTAGGTATGCCCATCTATTAACTGGCATTGTAGACCCTTGTATAACTCTAACATCAAACTTGGCTGCTTCTACATCCATAGACTTACCTATAGCTTCACCCATATCGTTATAGATTGGTATGTTAATTTCTTGTTCCTTTTGCTCCTGTAGAGCGCTGGGCTGTACTATTCTAAATCTTTTATAAGCTGTATAAGTAGACTGGGAATATTGCATAATAATTGTACCTGTCTGCTTTAAAGCTGGTTCTATAGATGTAGTCATCCATTGCTTAATACGTCTAGTACCATATTCATCCAATGCCAACATACCTCTATATGTTTCCCCTGCATTTGCGCTATCACCCATCATAGAGCTATAAATACCAGCTAAGTATTCCATATCAGCCTTACCCTCTTGTACAACCTGGAAGAAAGCATTTGATAATGGTGCTGGTATAACAGATGTAGGCGGCTCTACTCCAGGCCTTACAGGCAGCAAAGCACCTGGGCTCGAGGAGTATTTCTCCCAGACCTCTGCATCTATTGATCCTTCCTCATACATCCACCTTAAACTTGATCCTAATGAAGCATTATGTACCATGATCTGATGGGATTTGTTTATCTCTCTCTGCTTTCCAATAAGTGGCGATACAGCTGACATTGGATAAGGAGTGCCTGTCCATTTATAGTGAAATGGAATAAGTGGATAGTCTTTTATAGTATCTGGCAATACCTTTTCATACAATAGCTTATCGCCTGCAACGCAAGTCTGCTTTATTCTATCATTAAAGAACCTAACAGCATCTACTATATTCTTCTGTATCTGAGGATCTTTTATAAGTATCTTATATTCTTTCTCTGTAACTATTTTATTCTCGATCTTGGAAGCTTCAGATTGTAACTCACTCATGTATTCTTGCTCTGCAGATTGTAACTGCTGCTGCATCATTTCCTGAGCCTTCTTCATTTCAAGTTCATACCTCTCTGGTATCATCTCACCCTTTTGTACAGCTTCCTGCATCTTCTTTTCTTGCTCTAACAATTCCACTTGCATCTCAGCAGCCATTTCTTTCATCTTTACTTCTACCTGCTTCTTGATTTGTTCAAGTTGCTGAGGGTTTGGTGGTATTCTATAGAAGACACTCATATATGGCATCTTAATCTTTTCATACACTTCAAAAAACTCTATAAGCTCATCCTGCTCTCCTATAGCAGTAAGAGCATCATCCCCATCTGTGTCATCATTATAGGTGAATAGCTTTTGGCTTGCATCATTGGTAGGCCTCTGTGAATATGTTCTACTCCACTGGTCATCGCTACTAGCATTTGCTATCTTTCTTTTTGCATCAGGAAATAGTTTGATAAGATGGTTTTTAGGTAGGACCTTTCTTACCATTATATAAGCAGCATCTCTAAATAGCATATCTCTACTCTTAGGATCTATAAATATGTCAAATGGTTCAGGCTGTTGAACTACAACCTCTCCAAGGCCATTGTCTGCATCTTGATTAACTGATATTAACAGATAACCTATAGACTTTGTGATACAGTCATTAATAGCATTAGCATATAAAGTAGCGCCATTTGAGTTATGCCATACATAGTCAGATAGATCAGAATATACAGCAGCAACAGCAGAATCACTTCCCTCTACCCCTATAGCTTGCCATCTAGGGTTATTAGCTGTAGCATAGAAGTTTAACATCTCTACTACAGGCAGTATCCTATTAATAGTAAATGTAGGCATACCCTGTTCTTCTAAGCTTGCTTTATCAGCCTGGCTAATTTGATCATCATGAGCAAACTCATAACCCATCTGGTTAATCTTTTGCCACTGAGTTCTAGTGGTATTGCTACACATATTGTATAACTGTCTTACTTGATCTGCTTTTTTATTCTTTGCCATTTTTTATTCCTTATGCTGTGACCCAATTCTTAGCTTGTGGTTTCTTCTTATAATAGTTACCCTTCTTATCTTGACTAAGATCCTTAGAAGGATAGCCATACTTACATGCATAAGCTAAAGCGTCAATAGTATCATCATGGCCCATTCTAGGACCAAAAGTTATAATTTCTCTTTGAAGGTCAAACATATCTTTCTTAAGGTGTACCGCACCCACTGAAAATCTTTGCGCAAGTATTTCTTGTATCCTGTCACGCTTCGACATTCTATTACCTGGTTTTTCAGCAGCGTACTTAACCGTGAAATCGTTACGCCTACGCATTTCTGCCATAAGCGCTTGAAAAATCGGCCTAGACATCGTAGTCTCTTCGATTGTAAAAAGGGAAGGGTGATAGATGTTATTAAGCTCAAAGATGTGATCAACGATTCCTTTTTTATGATCTCCTGGTATCCCGAGAACAGGCAAGCTGCGCTTGCGTACATAGTTAAGCACATATATATTATTATCAGGGCACACACCAATAGTAAGTAGAACGCTGAAGTCACTATCCCTACGAGCAGAATCAGTAGCGGGGTCAACACCCGTAAAAATATTGACTGGCTTAACGTCACCATCTGTTGTATGTATATAAGATATCCCTGTTTCATTTTCATGTATAAAATCTCCCTCCCAGTACTTAATATGATCTCTGGTGAAGATTGCATCCTCAGTACTTTGAACTTCCATCATATACTCTTGATAGAACTTCTGCGGTTGTCCAGAGTCAGTATAAAATTTCTTCTTTCTCTCCATCTCCTTATGGCCAAACCAATCAGGCCATATAGGTTGTCCATCAGATTGTATAGCTTTATGTGTAATCACTTTCCAGCTGAAATCCGAGCCTTCAGATTTCGCCCTATCATGGTTAACCAGGATGTTATTAATGAAGCTATCAAAGTGAACGGGAGTACCATTAATCCTAAGGCGACCAGTGCCAGGTTCAAGAGCAGGAAACACAACAGCCGTAACAAGGTTCGAGATTTTAGCTCTAGACTCAGGCGTAACGGTATTATTCTCATCCTCAAAATCGTCCAGCACAATGAGATCGTATCTCTTGTGTAGTTTAGCGCCACCTCGTATCCCTGACAAGTTCGACTTACTAATAAGCTTGGTACCATTTTTAAGTTCAATATCATCTTCTGTCCATTTTCTCCCTTTTAAATCACCGAAATAATACCGCAACTTTTCGTTATATTCCAAGTGATATTTTATATAGTCTAAGTTAGGAACACTAATCTTGCTAGATGCAGCGACCCAACCATAAAATAGTGGTTCTGTAGTAAAGCAAAAATCATGCAGTATGCTACACTTAGTGAGTACAGTCTTGCCATGGCCACGGGGTAGTATGACCGCAAGTTGTCTAACTGAAAGGTCATTAACGACATCTGCCACCTGATAATGAAAGAAAGGCGTTTCAGAGCGCATAAAATCATCTGGAAGAAATAACTTACCATAGGCTATAATGTCCTCCCTTGCAAGTTTGAGTTCTTCTTCTGCTTGTGATACATTTCTAGTATTAATGTTTGCCATACTTTAAATCCATATACATATCCTCAGTAACCTTTTCAGCTTTGGTAAGCCACTTTTTATCTAGCCCACCAGGTATACCAATGTTTGTACTGCCCCTATCAAACACTGGCTTAAGTCGAGATAATTCTGACTGAGGTATCTCAAACTTTAGAATATAATTAGAGTTATCACTAATGTCGTCCACTTGGGACGCTCCCCACTCCATAGCCTCTTTTTTGCTCTTACTCCCCCATATAGTTCCTTCTGGAAGATCATATCTAGATGTACCAGGATTAAAGCGTGAGTACTTACCTCCAACAAATTTTCCATCCTTAACCATCGCTTCCCCTGTGTCCAATACCGATTCACCTACCTTCTTTCTTGCCGGATGCCAATTGGTACCCCTATATATAGCAACTATCTCATCACCGGCTTTTTTTGCTGCCTTTATAGCTCTCTTTGCTGAAACTGCCTGCCCAATAAATGGGATCATAGCTGTAAGAGATAAAGCTGCATTGCCAAACTCCCCTTCTGCAGCATATAATAACGCATCTGCAGCATCTGCCAGATTCCCTAGAACAGGGGTAAAGCCAGCAGCCATCAAGGTGTTGTGTAAATCCTCACTCTTCAATCTTGACTTACTACCATTTAGCGATACTGCAGTCTTATCAGCTGTAGCATGCTGCATCATAGCAAAAGCATTAGCATCAATTTTTTCCATTATGCAAAGGTGTTGTCTTCATTTATCATTTGTTGTAGTGCATAATCTTGTGGTTTAACTTTCTTACCATAAGCATTTAATGCCTTTGCAAAATCTTCTACCCTAGTAGGTGTTTCATCATACCAATCACTTTTTCCACCAGAGCTATTCTCCTTTATTTGCTTCACAGCCTCTATATAGTCCCCATCCTTAATGGCTTTCCATGCCTTGGGGAACTTAGTCTTCTTTGTGCCCCAGGATCTTCCTAGCTGATAGTTTACAGATGCTAAGGCTTCAATCATACCCTGGTCTGAAATGCCAGCTTCCTTTGCTTGAGCTAATCCAGCATTATATGCCACGCTAGAGTCCATTTCCAACCATAGAGCTAGCTGCTCCTTATCTATAGTAGTACCTACAGGATACTTTTTTATCTCCTCAGCTGTTAAAAGATGTCCTACACCTACAGTGGGTCTATTGGAAGTATCTAAGTACACCTCAGACTTATAACCTTCTCTCTCCCTTAAGTGGTCCATAAATTCTTTAGTCGGGGTTGCCATCTTCTATCTCCCTTGGCCTTTCTACTTCTTCTAAGGCATCTGGTTGGAATCCTTGAAATAATGCTCCTGTAACCTGGGTTACCTTAGTTGAAGTTTTATCTTCAAGGTCTAATATATCACTTAATTTAAAAAGCGCCCTTAAGCGCACATCTTCTTTCTCAGCTGTTTTAGATACGTTATGGATATCCTTGAGAACAGTCTCATTGTCTATACCTAGTTTTTCTAATACTGGTTTTAATTCTTCTTTCACTTGTTTTGTTATCCTCTCCAGCCTCATAAGGGCTGTTGCTTTTTCCCTAGCATACCAAGCCTGATTTGTAGGAAATGCCTTCATGTACGAATCTTGTAATGACATTCCCGAAACCAAGTATTGTATAAAAAGGGTTTCATGCTTACTGTTTGTGGTCCGGTCCAAAAGAGCGTCCTTGGCTCTACGTCCACCGAAGGAATATATATTGTCCCTCCGTGAAGTATCCATTTTAACGCTTCCAAGCACAGGGAATGACCCAGTGCAAGTACCCACGTACTCTTTGACCTTGTTCCTAGTAAGCATCTTCCCTTTGCGTAGGATCTGGATAACGCTTCCATCATCAGCAATCACCCAATCACCTATCGCTGCTTTGCGCCAATCATCTAAGAATGACACATTGCTAGGTACCTCATCGATTTCATCATAGACAGTATGTAACTGTCCGTTAACTTTGTACTCTCTCATATCCCCTCGTTATAACCTCTCCTTACTCCTCACTTCGTGACTCGCTTAACAGTCGAGGTAATAACTGTTGATTAAAATTAATTACTCGGCTTGCCGAAGGCGAGTCGAGATAGAGTTCTTTATGCTTTAGCCTTATCTTTAACCTTTCTTAATATATCTAAAGTTGTTGACATTTCATATTTGTCATCTGCTATAGCTTGAAAGTAATCAACCTCCTTTTGAACTTCATCAACACTCTCTTCGATATACTCTATCTCTTCTGTGTTGTCATCAAAAACAATAGTTAAGTTATAAACCCTCATGCAACCTCCTTTATATTAAGCATAGTTACTAGTAGTAGTTTACTAGGTCTTATAGATATGATGCAAGTTTTTTTTTCAGCTCTAAGTAGCTGTTTTTACAGTACTTAAGAAATACCGACCAGCGAGTCGGAATCTGGGAAGCAGATCCTAAACGCTTTTGCAGGTGTTTCTGCAATTTACCTACATCCTTACGCATTGTTACATACTCTTGTAATAGTGCAGATACATCGTAAATAGCTCTCTGTTGGTTATCTACTTGCAGCTCTAACTGTTGGATATAGTCTGCTAACTGGTTGTATGTAAGTTTCTTTTTCATCTTTCTTTTCATCTTTTCCCCAAAATATATGCTTATGGTCTACATCGCAATATACGGGACATTTATAGTTACGATCAAGCTTTTTTCCATATTCGCTTATTACTACGTAAAGAATGAAGAGAACGACTTTCCCCGTGTCATTGCCCACACTCCTATGTTCAGGATAGATATCACTAAAAGGAATAGCGAACCCCCATCCATATAATAATATAAGCCCCATAACCCAACAAAGAGGTTTAACCATCTCATCATAGACCATTTTTCATTCTTGGTCATCTCTTTCTAATATTGGTAGTGACGTTCGTACTATCTTCTCTAATACATCTATTTCATCCTTAAGTAGCTTATTTTCCAGGCACTTATTGTAATATAGCGCTATATAGTCCATTAATAGTCCTTCTCTATACTTTGACCTTGTTTATTCCTTAGATACTCTTCCAAGCTATTGAACTCCAGCTCTAAAGCTTCTAAGAAGGGATCTTGTACTGGGGATTCCCAATAACCTCCATCAGGAAAGGCCAATATAATGTTATCCTCCTTACCTACCTCCTTTATAACGAGAAAAATATACCCATTCTGACAATATGAATATCCCCTACTCATATCCAGTGTGATAACTGCTCCTGGATTAGCCTCATCGGTGGAAACTTTGTTCCAAATGTTTATCTCTTTATCGTTAGTCTGGGGGGTAGATAGGAGGAGACTTGCTAGTGTTATACCAGCAATACCTGATACAATAGCTGTCATAAATCTATTCATGGTATCTCCTAAGTGTATGTAAATATACGACTTATATACGTATATGTCAAGTGATTTCTGTCACAAAAGGCAAAAGCTTTCAAAATTATAGCATTTGTT